ATGTTGACTGCATAACCATTTTCAATGTATCTTAACATCTCTACTGATTCTGCTTTCTCATTATCACCTACTAATAGATTCGGAAATATATTTAACATATGCCTATCAAAACAATACAAACCTAGTTGTTGTTTGAACTGTGGAGATGACTTCTGTTGATATGGTATAGGTAATCGTGAATAGTATATCGCATTACTATTCATATCAGTGATAACCTTAACTACATTTTTGTCTTGTAATTTGTAGTCATTGTTTACATAGACATAGGCATTTGATACACCATTGCGATGTTCAGAGATTAGTTTATCAACTGCATCTGGATTGAGAAGTGGTTCATCACCTTGAATGTTTACAAAGATATCACCGTCTAGCAACTCTAGTGCTTTCGCACATCGGTCTGTTCCACTTCGCACATCTTCTTCAACCATGATGCATCTCATTTCATTCTTTGAACAGTAATCAACTATTCTATCATCATCTGTAAGAACAACAACTGTATCTAGTTGTTCTACTTGACACGCCAAATCATACACTCTTCGTATCATAGGAATGCCATTGATGAGTGCTAAGGGTTTGCCTTCGAATCTTGTCGAAGACCATCTTGCAGGTATAAGACCTACGGTAAGATTAGTTGTTCTATCTGGTCGACTGAGTGTTCGCATTTCACTTTTCCATATCCATAGTTTGCGTGTATAAAATCAATACCTGCTCTGTGAGCTGCCCAATAGTCTACTTGCATATCTCCAACATAGACTGCATCTTGTGGGTCAACATTTAACATTGCAAGACAAAACATTATCTGGTCAGGTGCAGGTTTACCTCTAAGACCAGTCTTTGGACTTACAACATAATCAAACTCAACATCTAGTTTCTCTAATATGAGTTTAGTTCGTTCAGCAGTCTTAGATGTGACTATACCTAACTTACTGTTTTTCTTCAATTCTTTAAGTGTATCTTCGACACCAGGATAAAATTCAAGACAATACTCCATAAGTTCGATTGATGCCTTATCATATGTATGTTTGATTGCATCATGATTGTCATCAATGCCTATGACTTTCAATATATCTCTAAAAGGCATGCCAATGTGTCTGAAATATTCTTCGAATGATTGAGTTAGTTTGTGTTCTAACTCACATATGTTCCATGATTGTTCCATCATGTGTTTTGAGTCGATTAGAACTCCGTCTAAATCGAAAATATATGCTTTTTTCACTTTTTAGGTACTAAATGTTCCTCTGTTAGAATTCTAAAACCTAGTTTTCTGTCTTTGCAGAACTCTTCAGCGGCTTTAAACTTCGCTTGGTTAATTATATAGGTGTTTACTTCGCCGAGATATCTCTTAGTTTTTCGTTTTGGTTCTTTCGGAGGCGAAAGATGTTTCTTCGGTTTGACTTCGATGATTTCACGAATGATTTTTCCACTACTATTCTTATATTTTATAAAAAAATCGGGAAAATATCTATGGACTTTCTTGTCTAAAGGCGATTTATAGGGTATAATTATCTCTTCACTGCCCCATTCAAGAATATTTGGGTTATTATCGCAATAAACCATGAATCTTCGTTCCCATAGAGAACGATAAAAGACATTTGTAGGGTCTCCTTTGTATTTTTTGTAATTCTTCGGTTTGAACCGTCCACTGTATGACATAAATAACTGGTAATAACGCTAATATTAGGACTATTTATGGGTATCGACAGACTTCTAAAAAAATTTGATAAAGTCAAGAGTGCAATCAACTCAATCAAAGGCATTCAAAGTAAAATTCAATCGATTAATTACACCACTGCATTAGATTCTTTGGGTAATGCACAAAAATCCGCTGAAGATTTGTTATCTGCTCGTAGGTCTCAGTTGCAAGATGACATTGGTGCCAATAAAATTGGCATGGGATACTCTAAAACATCTCCTACAATTGATGATGAAAAGGGTTGTCTAATATATCCTAGGTATGATGAACTTGCAAACTACATATTCTTTGTATCTAGACCAAGAAGATATCGTTCAGGTAAATCAAGTCATCCTGTATATAAAAGAAGAAGAGCAGCTCTATATGTTCCAGACACTTTACTTTCACAAGCCGCAGTAAGTTATAATGCACAAGGAATAGGTGGTGTTGCTAGAACACTAGAACAGATAAGACAAAATATCATGAACGGAGATGGTTTTGGTGCATCAGCAGAACAACTCAATAAACTAGGAACTCAATTTATACAGAGTGCCTTGAATCAGATGACTGGTGGGTTAAACAATGTAAGAAAAGGAAGAGCAGTAAACCCAAGAATGGAACAAATGCTAGATAATATTCCATTTAGGTCATGGGATTTTACTTTTGAATTCTGGCCTAAATCCGTGTCAGAGGCAAAGGCAGTAAATGAGATTATTTACTTCTTTAGGTCATCAATGTTGCCAGATACATATTCAGAAAAGTTTGATTTCAGTGAATTACAAACAGAAGTTATGACACAAGATATGGAAACAAACGCAAACTATCTAAACTATCCTAATGTTTTTGACATAAGTTTTAAAGGACCTTTAGGAAGAAAAATCGATGGTTTCTTGCCTGCTGTTTGCACAAACGCACAAGTAGATTATACAGGTGGACAGAAGTTCTCAACAATGTCTGATGGTCAACCAACTCACATTCAATTAACATTAAACTTCTTAGAGATAAATGTAATGACTCTAGGAAACTACGAATCAATTTCAAATGTTGGTCCTGGTGGTGTAAAACGAGATAGTAGCACAGTAGATGAACAATCACGAACTGGACAAGATGTTGAAGATGACGGTTAAGGAGTAATATGGCAAACGAATTTTTTAAAAATTTTCCAGAGGTTCAATATCAACTTGATGGTAAAGTCATTTACATCAAAGACTTTTTTCGTAAGTCTAGAGTAGACCAAGAAGCAGTAAAGTCATTAATCAATTACACTTACTATGAACTAGAAGAAGGAGAAAGACCAGACATCGCTGCTGATAAATTATACGGCAATAGTGACTTGCACTGGACATTCTTTCTTGTAAATGATTTTGAAAATTACTATGACTGGTTTAAAGATGCTACTTCTTTTGAGTCATACATAAGTAAGAAGTATCCAGGTCAAATTGCAATCGCAAGTCAATCAACAGACATTGTTGCAAGAAAAACTGCTGTAGGAGATACATCAAATAAGTTCTTACTAGGAGAAAAAGTCACAAGTGTATCTGGTGAAGGTAGAGTTATATTAGTAGAACCAGAACACAATAGAATCGCAATTGACGGAAAAGGATTTGTTGCGAATGAAACTATTACAGGTAAAGTATCAACCAAATCATTTACACCAACATCAGTCATTGACCATAGAGATGGTGTCGCATACTACAAAAATGGAAGTTTAAGAAAAAATACAGAATCATCTGGTTACACATCAGTGTCAAACTATGATGATGAATACGAGAAAAACGAAGCAAAAAGAAAAATAAAAATCATATCTCCAGGCATCATACAAAATGTAGTCAGAAGATTTGAGAAAGTAATGAAATCATGAGTTCATATAATTATGGTGACGATGGTGTCGTGGATGTCAGCAAAGACCCAACAGGCGCTACTAGTCCACTAAAAGCTGGTGCAGTTTTAATTGACCACATTGCAATTACTTCTGGACATTACAATCAAAAAACACTCGATGTTAAAGCACAATGCACCAATCTAACTATCTTTGAAGGCATTTCAGATTATCATCTATCTGGTCGTTTGACTCTTGTAGATGGTATAGATGTATTAAAAAATCTAAAATTAGTTGGTCAAGAAACAGTCACGGTGAAAGCAAGAGTTCCTGATTCACAAGGCAACTTTGCTGAGGGTGATGCATCTGAAAAGGGAACATCAATAGACCAAGTCTTTAGAATTTATAGTATAACCGACTACAAAGTATTAAACAATAATTCAGTTTCATATGTTCTACATTTTGTTGACCCTATGGCATTTGAGTTTCATAAAAAGAAAATCAATAAAGTTCTTAGAGGAAGATACTCAGACATGTTAGCAAATATGATGTATGAAGATGCTGAGATGAAACTATACTTAGGGGACAAAAATGTAAGTGGTATAGAAGACACTGTTCCTGAAAACATGCAAATGGTTATTCCCAATTGGAACATAAACAGATGTATAAAATTCTTTGTTGAAAACGGAGAACCAGCAGACAATAAAAGTTATAAGAACAGTATGTTCTTTTATCAAACTCTACAAACAGTAAACGAAAAAGATAATCAATACAAGTATCAAAGTTTTCAAACAATGTGCAAAAAAGAAATGGAACATCCAGTTAAGTTTCATTACCAAGGTACTTCTGACCATAATACAACAAATGAAAAAAAATATCCTTATCACATAAGAAATAGTGCAATTATAGATTTCGAGAGACCACAAAAAGCAAACACTTTTTTAGGAATTAGAAAAGGTGCATATGCAAGTAAAATGATTACTTATGACCCTGTTAGAAAAATTCATGAAGATACTACTTATTCTATTTCAGATGTATTCGATAGAGGCAGTGAGGGTCATGTGCAAGGGCATCCAATGATAAATGCAAAAGAGATGCTAGAAATATGTAAAGCAACAGACTTTACAGAAGCAGGAGATTCAAGCAGTTTTTCACAAAAGATATTTGTGGAACAAAGACCTGATGAATCTTTTGATGATTATACTTTACATAAAGTAAACATGACTAACGCATATTCAGATGAGGCAAAACTCATTGATGCAGAAAGTCAAGAAGTAAAACAACAACAATTAGGACTAGAATACAGAGATTCAGGACCATTAGAAAGAAGAGCATTATTATCTTTGATGGAACAAAACATAACCAGAGTTAAGATACCTTTAAGATTTGACTTGATGGCTGGGCAAAATGTTCAAATAACTTTGCCTACACCAGAAATAAAACCAGAGAATGGAGAAGAGTCACCAGACGAATTAGAGTCAAATAAATATCTTATAGGTAAGATAACTTATGAAATAAGTCCGGCACACGGATATGGTGAAGTGACAATGCAATGCATAAAAGAAAGTTTTGAGAAAGAAATTTCAGAGTATGAACCTAAATTTAATGTAGACAATTCAGAAGAACATAAGTTCGACCAATATGGTAACGAAGTGTATGATTCAGACGCTGCTCCATTTGACCCATATGTGACTAACACTGGCAAATTTAATTACGGAATAGGCGGCAAGTCATGAAGTATTGTTATGGCGTAGTAGAAGATAGGGCAGACCCATTAAAGATTGGTCGTGTCAGAGTTCGTGTTCGTGGTTATCATACTGCTGATAAACAATTCATAGCAACACCTGATTTACCTTGGTCACATGTTATTATGCCTGTGACAACTCCAGGTCTTACACCTTTTGGAAAGAATCATGCACTCGTAGAAGGCACAGAAGTTTTTGGATTTTTCAGAGATGAAGATGAACAAGAGTTTGTTGTCATGGGTGTGCAACAAGGTATCATGCAAGATGGTTATAAAGAAGACAACAAAGGCGGTTTAGTCACAAGAAAATTAGAAGAGGGTTTCAGTGACCCTAGAAGACATAATAAATACGATTACGATGGCACACCAGATGGATTAAATCCTCCTGCTTCACCATCAAGACCAAATGAACTTGCAGTATCATTAAGAGAATCGCCACACTTACCCAAAGAACTAAAGTTTGAGAAAGAAAATGGCATAATATACTATGATAAAAAAGAATTCGAAGATAAGGAAAAAACATTACCTTACTATCCTTTAAAAACAAATACATCAGATGTCAATCAGTTCAGTGCATTAGACAAACAAGTTCCTAAAGAAAGGAATTCTCACAACGGCGCCCCTTTGCATAGAGATTTATCTGATGCTTTTCCAGATATTCCACAAAGTCCCTTTAGTAATAGACATGATGCAATAACTAAGGCGAATCCACAATACCCATACAACCATGCAACATATACTGAGTCTGGTCACTTATTTGAATTAGATGATACAAGAGGTTTTGAAAGAGTATCTTTACAACATAGAACAGGAACATATTTTGAATGGCAACCAAATGGTGATTCACATCAAAGAATCGTAGGAAAAAAATATGAAGTTATACTCGGAGATGATGAAGTGTATATTGCTGGTAAAGTTAATGTTAAAGTTATGGGAGATGCAAAAGTCAATGTCACAGGTAAAGCAGATATCACATCTAAAAAACAAATTACACTTACATCACCACTAATCAAAGCATACGGTAACACAATTGGTTTCAATTCATAATGGCAGTCACAATACAACCTATACCAAGTTCTTTTCCTTGTCCGACAGATGACATCTTTTCTTTGCCTACTAAAGCAGATTTAGTAAACGCAATAAATGATATAGGAAAAATACCAAGTCAATTACGAGTTTTTCTAGTTGAGATTGGAGAAGATATCGCTGAAGATGCAAGAAAAGAAATAGAAGATGCGATAGAAGATATCGAAGAGTTTATGGAAAAACTTGGTGATTTACTATCGCCATATTGGGAAAAGGGAACTGTAAGAAACTGGCGTAAAGAAGCCAATGATGCGATTACAGAATTGATTCAAGAGTTTCATCTTTACATACCAACAAAGATTGCAGAGATAGTTTCAAAATTAGTTCCAATATCATTGACTATAAACTTATTTGGTTTGAGTATTGATATAACTAAAATCTTTGATAAAGAATATCAAAAACAATTAAAAGACCAGATTGGTGGAATCACTCCAGAATTCAAAGAGAAGTTAGCACAACTCAAAGAAGATTTTCAAAACGATAAGATATCATTTGAAGAATATGAAAAGAAAATGGAAGAACTTATGGAGAGTAAAAGTAAACTCATAGATAAGTTCTTTAATTTCATACCAGAAAAACTTAGAGGGTTTGATGGTAAGTTTGGTGTCAAGTGCGATGAATGGAAAGCAAAGATGACATGGCAGTATATCAAAACAAAGATACAAGAATTTTTGACAAATGGTTTACATGCGGCTTTCGGAAAACTTATAGACATCTTTGATGAGATATGGTCCGCTTTAGGATTACCAAGTCTAATAAAGTTATTTACTAAACCAGACATCGGTGCATTGATAGATGGTCTAGTAGAAACTCTCAATGAGAAAAGAAAAAAATTATTAGAAGAATTAGAAGACCCTTTGATATCAGATAAAAGAGTTGCAGAGATTCAAGCAGAACTTGAAGAACTAGGCAATACAATGAGAGATAGAATAATGAACTTCTCACTCTTTGGGTTTAGTATAAAGTCAATCATAGGCGATATCAAAGCAGAGGCAGAATCTTTAGAAGAGTCAATAGTAGAAATGAAACTTGCAATGGAAGATTTTGTTCAGAATTGGCAAAAGAAACTGGTATTTGATTGGGTAAAAATAGTCAAAAAGTTTTTTGATAAGATAGGTTTAAAAAAATTATTTGAGATTCTTGCTTTGACTTGGTGTGATGTTTTAAAACTTTTAGGATTCCCATTTGAAATCAATGTAAAAACTCCAAATATTAAAGATGTGACAACACCAGCGGCTGCCTAGTTGTTATAAATAGTTAAATGGCATCAACAAGAGATTACACTAAACCAGATTCGAAGATAAACGCATTTAAAGATGAGTATTCTGATTTAGATGTCATGTTTGTAGCACATCCGATTTCAGGAGATATCGCTGTAAAGAGAGATTCAGATGCAGTTAAAAGGTCTGTAAGAAATATACTACTAACAAACAACTATGAGAGACCATTCAAACCAAACTTTGGTGCGAATCTAAGGGCAAGATTGTTTGAGTTAAATGACTTTGGAACTTATGAACTATTAGTTTCAGACATTAAAGAGGCATTGACAATGCTAGAACCAAGAATTACGAATGTCGGTGTCAGAATAGTAGATACAGATGATAACAATATCAATGTGACTGTATTCTATAAAATCAAAAATGGAAATCTACAAACTGAACAGAATATAAAAATAACTAGGATACGATAATGGCAGTAAAGAGTTCACAAATAAACGCAACAGAATTAGACTTCGATGCTATTTCTGATAATATAAAAACATACCTCAAAGGTCAAGAAAGATTCAAAGATTATAACTTTGAGGGTTCAAATCTAAATGTTCTAATTGATATGTTGGCATATGCATCTCATGTTTCAGGTGTGAATACAAACATTGCCGCCTCAGAACTATTCTTAGATTCAGCACAAATCAGAAAGAATGTTGTATCTAGGGCAAAAGATTTAGGATTTGTTCCTGCATCAGAGAAAGCTTCTGGTGCTAAATTAGAAATCAAGATGTCTAATATCAAGAAACCAGATGGAACTATACCTACTGCAAATGATATGACACTACCTAGAGGTCATAACTTTCAAACTGTATACGATGGTATCACATATAACTTTGTGAATACAACATCAGTTGTTCCTACAAGAGATAATGTAAACTTCTCTTATTCTGATGTCAACTTGGTTCAAGGACAATATATAACAGATTCATTCGTATTCGATACACAAATCAAAAATGCAAAATTTGTATTATCAAATGCAAGAGTTGATAGGTCAAAACTAGAAGTATCAGTCAACTCAAATGGTGTTGTATCTAAGTATGCATTATCAACAGAAGTATCAACAATCACAAGTTCATCTCGTGTATTCTATGCACAAGAAAATGAAGAAGGATTCTTAGAGATATACTTTGGTGATGATGTATTAGGTAAAGGTCTTGTTGATGGTGACTTAATCAGTGCAACATATATAACAGTCGATGAAACTCATGCTGATGGTGCAAAATTATTTACCATGATTGATGCAATCAATGGATTTTCAAATCCAACAATTACAACTTTAGAAAATGCATCAGGTGGTTCAGAGAAAGAAGACATAGAATCAATCAAGTTTAAGGCAACAAAATTCTATACATCACAAAACAGATTAGTCACATTGAATGACTATAAGGCGAAAGTAAGTGAATACTATCCAAACGCAGATGCAGTTGCAGTATGGGGTGGTGAAGACAACGACCCACCTGAATATGGTAAAGTGTTTATATCACTTAAACCACAAAATGCAGATTATTTATCAGTAGGCGAAAAGGCAGAAGTTCAAACTAAACTAAATCAGTTAAATATGTTGACTGTTAGACCTGTAATTGTAGATGCAGAGATAGTTAAGATTCTACTTACAACTACATTCAAATATAATCAAAACGATACTACATTGTCAAAAGGAGAATTAGAAACAATCGTGAGAAATTCAATCGTAAATTTTGACAATACAAATTTAAACAACTTCGATAGTATATTCAGACATTCAAATCTTGTAAAAGATATTGATGCATCTAACACTGCTATACTATCAAACATTACCAATGTAAGATTAAGAAAGAAAAAGACAATTGAGATTGGCAAGTCAGAAGGACTAGTCATAAACTTTGGTAATGGTTTCTATCACCCACATGATGGTCACAATAAAGCATCAGGTGGTATTTTAACAACAACAGGTTTTAAGGTTGACGGAGATACAGTCAACACCTACTTCTTTGATGACGATGGTTCTGGCGTAGTCAGACGATATTCAATTCAAGGTGGTGTTAGAGTCTTTGCAGACCAGAGTGCTGGTACTATAGATTATACCAGTGGAAAAGTTTCGATTGATGCCATCAAGTTTACCTCAACAGTAAACAATGACACATCGATAGACTTTACTATTATACCTAGTTCATATGATGTTGTTGCGATTAGAGGTTCTCTAATTGACATCAGTGTTGATGACATTAAGGTATCAGGTGAAGTCGACACCATTAGTAGTGGTGAGAGTAGTGCTGGGGTAGGATATAATTCTACATCAAGCACATCATATTAATATGAAAAAAGTGGTCACGGTTTATGCCGTGAGTAGTTTCCCATTCAATTGGATTATAGGAGGAAAATAGAATGGCAGATAAGAAAATTACAGCTTTAACAGAGATTGCAGCTGGTGATGTAAACGCAGTAGACTTACTACACATCGTTGACAACCCAAGCGGAACTCCAGTTAATAAGAAGATGAGTCTTGCAAGATTGTTCAACAATCTTCCGACTTACATTGCTTTTGATGATGTTGAATCATTAGCAGATGCAGGTGCTATCAGTGTAACCAAAGCGGTGACTTTTATTGATATGACAGGTGAAAGTGCTGATGTGCAATTCACTATGGCAGCTGGAACATCAGTTGGTCAAATCAAAATCATCGTAAGAAAAGATGACGGTGTATCACACAATTGTGATATTACTGTATCTAATTGGACAGACGGTTCAGTTGCCGCTCCACAGATTCTTTTAGAAACTGGTGGTGCAGTAATCTGTATCGCACTCGGCA